GATTCGCCGTCGCCAACTTTTCCAAAAGTGGCAGCGCGGCGGTCAGGTTGTTTGCGTCGTAGAGCTCAAAGGCGCGCCGGCGCTCCGGATCCTGCACCTGGGCGAAGGCGCTGACCACCAGCGAGACCGGCGCGGCCGGCGCCATCACGCTCGCGGTCGGCCAGGGCCTGTCGCTGGCCAACGAGATCTTCGTGCTCGAGCAGCTCTTTGCACGGAGCGTGGCCTGATGGCCCTCGCGCCGCCGCGGCCGTGTGCGGTGCCGAAGTGCGGTCGGCTCAATTGTCAGGTGCATCCGGTCACCGCCTGGCGCTCGCGCTCCGGCCCGCCGCCGCCCCGCATTCGAGGACGCCAGCTGCAGCAGCTGCGCGCGTCGCTGTTCGCGCGGCATCCGTGGTGTGTGCGCTGCCTCGCGGCGGGCCGACGCACGCGCGCGACCATCCGCGACCACGTCATCCCACTCGCGGAAGGCGGACGCGACGACGAGACCAACGAGCAGGCCTTATGTCAGGAGTGCTCGGACGCCAAGACCCGGGAAGAGTCGAAGCGCGGCGTGCGGCGATGGCCGCACGCGTGAGGAGCGAACGGGATGGGATGGGCAGCACGCGCGCAGGTGAGCGACGGCAACCCGAAGGCGGCGCGTCTGACAGGCCGCTGTTATCGACCGCTGCCTGAGTCGGGGACGCACGTGCGGATGCGGGACGGTCGGGAGTACGACGTCGATCGCTCGGGTGCGCTGCGTCGCCGGCACGACGTGACCACGAGGGGGGGCGGGTCCGAAACTCTGCAACCTGGGCGTCCGGAAACCGGTCCCGAGGTCCCTTCGCGTGATGGCAGCAAATGAATTTCGCGTTTTAGGGGCTGTCGGTAATAGCCGGCTTGGACAACGGTCGAGGTTGTCGGCAAATGGCTCGGCTTGAGGGTTGGGAGAAGTGAGAGACGACTCGACCTGGATGGCGGCGAATCCGAACTTCCACGTCCACCGGGACCGCGCGGTGTTCGACGCCCTCGAGGCGGCGCCGGGTGTCCGTCGGCAGCCGTTGACCTTCACGATTCAGTGTGATTCCCGCCAGCTGGATTGCGCGCTGATGAAGATCGGGAAACTCATCGCGCAGGTGAAAGACGCGCAGGCGCTCGGCATCCCGACAGCGCTGGTCACCGCGACCCTGGGCACGGCCGCGGTGCTCGCGTCGCCAACACGGTTTTCGCGGCGCAGTCTGCTCGGGTTCTGGCACGGGCGCACGCGCTGATGCCAGGCACCGCGAGCTCCGGCGGGCGCAACCGGAAGTCTCGAGACGAGCTCGCGCTCGCCGGCACGCTGCGCACGGATCGCCATGGCCCGGCCGGCGGCGACGAACCGCCCGATCCGCCGAAGGGCCGGCCGCCGACGCCGCCCGAGCTCGCCGGCCATGCGCTGGAAGAATGGAATCGGATGGTTGAGCGCCTCGAGGTGAATCAGACGCTCGCGATCGTCGACGACGCCGCGCTCTATCAGTACTGCAGCTTGTTCGGGGAGACCGAGGATGTGCAGGACGCCAGGCGCGAGAACACGGCGCTCGTCGCGACGCTGCAGGCAGCGATCGCCCGCAATGACACCGACGCGGACGTCGACCTGTCGGGGATCCTCGCGCAGCTCGTGAAGCTGCGGCAGTTGGACGCGAAGTACACCACGCAGCTGCGCCAGGGCCACATGGCCGTGCGGTCGTACCTGGTGGAATTCGGGATGACACCGTCGGCGAGGAGCCGGGTGAAGGTGCCGCCGGCCCCGCCGGCGGAGGACCCGATGGCGGAGTTCGACGACAAGACGAAGACGGACGCGAAGCCAGCATGAACACCCTCCTCCCGCGCCCTGGGCCTGTCGTCGCCGCGATCGCGGCCGTCGCGATCGTCGCCGCCACCCCGAGCGTGCTGAGCAGTCCGGTCGTTGACATCGGCCGGCGCGTGTTGACGGGCGAGGTCCTGAACCCGATCGATGCGTACGCCTACCGCGTGGCGAGCGGCGAGATCCCCGCCGGCAAGTATCACCGGCTGTCCTGTGAACGACACCTCCGCGATCGTGAGCACGAAGGGACACCCGAGTTCCCGTACCGATTCGATCTACCGAAGGCGGAACGCTTCTTCCGGTTCGCGTCCAAGCTGAAACATTACAAAGGCGAGTGGGCGGGGAAGCCGATCGTCCTCGAGCCGTACCAGAAATTCCGCCTGGGGTCGCTCTTCGGCTGGGTGCACATCGACACGGGCCTCCGGCGCTATCGCACCAGTTACAGCGAGATCCCGAGAAAGAACGGCAAGTCGCTCGAGGCGGCCATCGTGGCGATCTACGTCACGTTCTATGACATGGAGCCCGGCGCCGAAGGGTACACGCTCGCGACGAAACTCGGCCAGGCGATGTTGGTGTTCGCCGACGCCAAGAAGTTGGTCGCGTCCTCCGGGCTGAAGGACCGCATCAAGATCCAGGCGCGCAACCTGAATCGGGCCGACACCAGCAGCAAGCTCGAGCCGCTCGGCGCGAACCCCATCGACGGCCTCAATCCGCACTTCATCGGCATCGACGAGCTCCACCAGATGAAGACGCGCGAGTTGATGGACGTGATGGAAACGGCGACCGGCGCGCGCCGGCAGCCGCTGAATTTCCAGATCACGACCGCGGGCAACAACCGGGTCAGTCCGTGCGGCGACCAGCACGACTACGCCGTGAAGATTCTCGAGCAGGTCCTGGCCGACGAGACGTTCTTCGCCTTCATCGCGCACGCGAACGATGGGGACGACTGGACCCTCGACAGCACGGCGCGCAAGGCGAACCCGAACTACGGCGTCTCGATCAAACCCGATGATTTGCGCGCGTTGGTCACGAAGGCGCAGCACATGCCGTCGGCGGCCGCCGCCTATCAGCAAAAACGATTGAACTGGTGGGTGAATACCGACGCGCCCTGGCTGTCGCTCGACGGCTGGCGCGCGGGGCAGACCGTCTGGTCGCTCGAGGAGCTGCGCGGCGAAGCGTGCTGGGTCTTTATCGACCTCGCGAGCAAGATCGATCTCGCCGCGCTCGCGTTCGCCTTCCCGCCGACACCGGCGCGGACCGCCTGGCGCTATGTCGTACGTGGCTTCACGCCGGACGATACGCTCGTCGAGCGCGCCCATCGCGACCGCGCCGCGTACCTGCTGTGGAAGGCCGAGCCCCTCCGCGGCTCGCCCTGGACGGTGCTCACGACGAACCCGGGCAACCGCCTGGACCAGGATGTCATTCGGACGGCCGTCAACGACGCGAAGGCCTTCGGCTTCGACATCAAACAAGTCGGCTTCGATCCCTGGAATGCGGGCAATCTCGAGAAGGATTTGCAGGAGGACGGCTTCGAGGTCCTCGAGATCCCGCAGACGCTCGCGCATATGAGCGCGCCGTCGAAAGAATTCGAAGCCGACGTGTTGGACGCGCTCGTGGACACGGGCGGGAATCCCATGCTGCTGTGGATGGCGAGCAACGTCGTCGTCTATCGGGATGGCAAAGACAACATCTACCCGCAGAAAAAGAAAAGCCGCGGCCGCATCGACGGCATCATCACCTGCATCGGCGCGCGGAAACTGGCGCGCCTCGAGGACGCCGGCGATCCGTTCGCCGAGTTCGACGAAGGGCTGATTGTGATCTGATGGCACTCAATGTTCCAGTCCTTCTCCGTGACCTCGGCGTGCTCGGCGGCGTGGCGCTCTGCGCGTTGGGCGTCTTCCAGTTCTCGACGGCCGCCGGGTGGATCTTCGTCGGCCTCGCGCTGATCGTGCTGAATGTCATCCTCGCGCTCCCGTCGACCAAGACGCCGCGATCGCCGGGCGGTGACCGGTGATCCTCGATCGATTGTTCGAAGCCCGCATGACATCGGCGTCCGGAGGTACGCTCCAGGAGCCCTCACGCGCACTCTTGGAGGCGCTCGGCGCCACGCCCACCGCCGCCGGTGTGACCGTGACGGAAGGCAGCGCGGAGGGGATCCCGGCCGTCTACGCGTGCGTCAAGGTCATCGCGGAGACACTCGGGCAGACGTCGCTCAAGGTCTTCAAGAAGCTGGCGCGCGGCAACAAAGAACCCGACGAGGCGCATCCGCTCTACCACCTGCTGCACGACCTCGCGAATCCGGAAATGATCGCCTCGGAGTTTCTCGAGACGCTCACCGGCCACGCCTGTCTGTGGGGCAACGGCTTCGCGGAAATCGAACGCCGCAAGTCGGGCACCGTGAAGGCGCTGTGGCCGCTGCATCCCGGCTGGATGACCGTCGACCGCGACGCTCTCAACCAGCTGCGCTACTCGTACCGGATACCTGGCCGGGCCGAGCCGATCGTCTACCACTGGGACGCGGCCGCCACGCCGATCTTTCACCTGCGCTACAACGGCGGCCGCTCGCCGATCCGCGTGCTGCGCGAATCGTTCGCGACGACGAAAGCGCTCGAGCAGTATCTGGCGACGCTCTTCGGCAACGGCGCGCGCCCGGGCGGCGTGCTGCAGAGTAAGGACCCGGTCAAGATCACCGAGGCGCAGATCGCCGTCATCCGGAAGCAGTGGAACGACCTGCACCAGGGCGTCGGCAACGCCAACAAGATCGCGGTGCTGCCCGGCGGGCTGCAGTGGCAGTCGGTCGGGATGCCGCCCGAGGATGCGCAGTTCGCGCAGTTGATGGGGTTTCAGGTCGAGCAGTGTGCCCGGATCTGGCGCGTCGCGCTCTTCATGATTCAGAGCATGGAGAAAACGTCGTCGTGGGGCACCGGCGTCGAGCAGATGGGCATCGGCTTCACGAACATGACGATGATGCCGTGGTACATCCGCTGGCAGCAGACGATCGCGCGCGATCTCCTCACCTACAAGAGCTTCGAGACGCACACCGCGCTCTTCAACGTCGCGAGCCTGAGCCGCGGCGACATGAAGTCGTTGAACGAGGCCCTCCAGGTCCAGCGCCAGAACGGCATCATCAACGCGAACCAGTGGCGCGAAATCGTCGACATGAACGAGCAGGCCGGCGACCAGGGCGATCAGTACTGGCGTCCGATGAACTACGTCCCCGCCGATACGCCCGTCGCCGATCCGACCGCAGACCGCGGCACGCCGCACACCCCTGACGTCACCGAAGGAGCAGCATGATGGACGCACAATGGCAGCCGGACTTCGGATGGCAGGCCGACCTGGGCGGCGCCCCGGAGGCGCGCAGCAAAACGATTCTCTGGGGCGAGGGCGAAGCGCGCGAGGAGCCGCCGAAGACGGAACGACGCACGGGCACGGGGGCGGGGAAGGTGGAAGTCCGCGCCGACGGCGGGACGAAGACGATTGTCGGCTACGGCGCGGTCTACAACGTCGAGACCGTGATCGCCGGCTTCTTCCGCGAGCGCATCATGCCGGGCGCGTTCGCGGGGTTGCTCCGGTCGGACGTCCGCTCGCTCTTCAATCACGATCCGAACTACGTGCTCGGCCGGGTCTCGGCCGGGACGCTGGTCCTGAGCGAAGACGCGACGGGCCTGCTCTACACCGTGACGCCGCCGGCCTCACGCAACGACGTGGTGGAAGCGCTCGAACGGAAGGATGTGACGGGCAGCTCCTTCGGGTTCACGGTGAAGCGCGACGAGTGGACGCGCCCGGCGACGGCCGCCGACCTGCCGCTGCGGACCGTCTGGGAAGTCGAGGAACTCTTCGACGTCGGCCCGGTGACCTTCCCCGCGTACGACGAGACGAGCTCCGAGGCGCGCAATGCGGCCGCGGCCGCCGCGGCGCCGCCGGCCGCCGACCGCACCGACGTCAACGCGCGCGAACGCGCCCGGCACCAGCTCGAGCTCCTGGACACCGAGGCGCTGTGAGCGCCGGACGGCCCGCGGTCCTCGTACGCGACGACGTCGAGGCGCCGGCGCCCGTCGTCGCTCCGTGGGAACACACGCGCTGCCGCGGCTGCTCGCGGCTCTTGTGCAAGAACACGCGGGATGCGCTGCGGCCGGAGTGCGTGATCGAAATCAAATGCGGCGACTGCAAGACCCTGAACTATCTGATGGGGCGACCCGAGTGAAACTCTAGCTGAGCGGGCCGACGTCGACGAACTCGGAGTAGACTCGATCCCAATGAAGTAAGTCCCGCCGATCGCCGCACGATTCTTCGAAGCCCTTGAGGCTCACCTGTGAGGCCCCCTGCGCGAAGGCCCTGAACGCGCAATCGGGGCTCTTTTTATGTGAGCTCCTGGAGCTTCGAACGATGAATCTGAAAGCCCTCCGTGAGCGCCGCGCCAAGCTGATCGCCGACGCACGCGCCGTCCTCGACAAGGCCGATGCGGAAACGCGCGGTCTGTCCCCCGAAGAAGTCGTCTCGCAGACCGCGATGCTCGCCGATGCGCGCCAGGTCGCGTTGACGATCCGCAACGCCGAGGAAATCGAGCTCGAGGAGCGGGGCCTCATTCCCGAATCGCAGCGCGAGCTCCCGGCGGCGCGCAAGTCCGACCCGAGTGCGGTCGAACACGGCACCGCCTACAACGCCGCGCTGCGCAGTTACATCCGCAACGGCTTCGGCGGGATGGCGCCCGAGGAAACGCAAGTGCTGCGGCAGGGGTTCGTGCGGTTCGAAGGCGAGGACCGCGCGCAGTCGACGATCAGCGGCGCCACGGGCGGGTTCGCGGTCGCGCCCGATACGTCGATGTACGGCAAGGTCACCGAGGCCCTGAAGTTTTTCGGCGGCATGCGGTCGGCCGGGTGCACGGTGCTCACGACCGCGACCGGCGCCGATCTCCCGATGGCGACCGACGATGACACGTCCAACACGGGCGTGATTGTCGGCGAGGAAGGCAGCCACGCCGGCGCGTCCAACGTGGCGCTCGGGCAGCGCATCCTGCACGCGTACCTCTACAGCTCGAAGATCGTGAAGGTCTCGTGGCAGTTGCTCGCCGACGGGACCTTCGACATCGAGTCGTACCTCGGACGCAAGCTCGGGCTCCGGCTCGGGCGCGTCCAGAACACCCACTTCACGATCGGCACCGGCAATTCGCAGCCGCAGGGTGTCGTGATCGGCTCGACGGTCGGCCGACAGTCCGCCGTCGGCAACACCGTCTCGGTGCCGTTCGATGACGTCATCCGGCTGATTCACTCGGTCGACGTCGCGTACCGCGGCCCCACCTGCCGGTTCATGATGCACGACCTCACCGCGCAGGCCTACGAGCTCCTGAAGGACGGCGACGGCCAGTACCTCTGGAAGACGAATGTCGCCGAGGGCGGCGCCGATCGGCTGAAGGGGTATTCCGTCGTCATCAACAACGACATGCCGCAACTGGCCGCCAGCGCGAAGCACACCGCCTTCGGCGACTTCCCGAACTACTACATCCGCGAGGTGTCGGGCATTCAACTCGTGCGCCTCAACGAGCTGTACGCCGAGAACGGCCAGGTCGGGTTCATGGCGTTCATGCGCGCGGACGGCGGGCTGATCGACGCGGGCCAGGGCCCGATCAAGACGCTCCAGAACAGCGCGACGTAAATCACCCGCAGGGCGGACGCCTCGGCGTTTCGCCTCGCGCGGTCCGTCACTTTTTCGAGAGAGGGCAGGTCCATGATCGTCTCTGGCTTTTTGGGCGACAACGTCAAGATCACGAAGGTCGCCGACCACACGGCCGCCGGCACGTCCGCCGTGGTGTCCGCCGGCCTCGACATGACCGGCTACGACGGCGTGCTCTTCCTGACGTCGTTCGGCACCGCGGCGGCGAACAACACCGCGCGCGCGTCGGTCTGCGCGACGGTCGGCGGCACCTACGCGGATCTCGCCGGCACCGACGTGCCGAGCAATGCGTCCGACGAGGACATCTTT